GGTGGTTCGCAGCACTTAGCGAACGCTTATGGTGAAATACGTGCTAACTATACAAGTATATTAGCACATCATTTGCTGTAAGTAAACTCGAAGCTACCAGTTGGTCGACAAGTAATTTTCTTCGTCGCCATCCGGAACGCTGCTCTGAAGGCAACGTAACTGAAGGCAATATTGTACCGTCCGGTTGTTTAACCGGACTACCAAGCCTGACATAACCAATCATGGTGGAAATACGATCTCGATCGTAATCCTCCATAGGAGTGTTATACAAGGCATACCGCAAGTTACGGCGCTTGGATAACACTTTTTCAAGCGTTTGACCTTTCGGCCAAGTACTCGGCATAGGGATTCCACCAACTTTCGTTGGTAAATCAAACCGTACAGCGTACGGACCTACACACCGGATACTAGCTGACTTGATCAACGGGTACACCACTCGCATAGCGTGTGGCCCCCAAACGGGCGTGCAAACGTCCAGAAAATTTCTTAAAGCAGGGAGAACAATACTTCCTGAGGTTTCTTTGGATAACATCGTAAGGTTAAGCTTTACAGGTGTAATATCTAAGCCGTGCCAGTACATCTTACCGCAGAATACTGAGGTAGTGTATGAAACCATGGTTTTCTTATAATTTAAAGAAACACCAATAAACTCATAACACGAAGCAACTGCTTCGAGAGTTCCATGACATACATAGTCATCACAGCAATGAGCTGCACCATTTAAGAACATATCCTTTTTCTTAAGGTTAAAGAATTTGTTTCTAGAGCGGCGCCAACATGCGAATGCTAACATTAAGCATCCGAGTTCAAAGCACCCTTTTAAACCCATTAAGGGTAAAGGGGTCGTGATAAGACCATTATAAGTGGAAATAGTTAATGAATCGAGATAATCGAGAAACTTATCCTCACCCAGGCATTCTAAGAATACCTGAACAAGTTCTAAGTCTAACGAATCTGTAAAATTGGAGGCGTCAGCGGATACAACTGGTAACTTACCACTAGTTACAGTTAACTCCCGCGCTTTAGCATGACCTACAGATTGGTCAAGACTACAGTCGGGTTTCCACCCAGCAAGTGCACGACGACAAGTCGCGTACACTGTAGTTGAATGGATAAGTGGTGAGTAATACGAGGTTATACCTCTGAATTTACCGCCAGATTCTACGAGTATGGTCTGCTTACCGTCAGGGACGGTAGCTCTGGCTAAGCCAGAAGCACGAGGGGAAAAACCCATCGTAGTTTCCATAAAACTCCTATGCATTAAGTAAACACTTACTGCTACTGGAATCTCAAACTTGAAACGTGCGTTAGTACGTTTAACAAGTGATTTCAAACTATAGCAATTAGGGTCTAAGGAGACGCAACCCGTTTTCTTGGAATCGTTACGCGGTTTAAAGCGTAAAGCCCGTAAAAACGACCTAATTTCTGAACCATATTGGTTCCTATAGTCCTTTACTTTATCGTAATTGACTGAACGTTTAACACGTTCCGCGTAGGCCGCACGCTCGCTATTTATGCGAGCCGTTGACCCAAGCGATAGCATCTTGCCTATGGAAAGTACAGTTAGGATACGTTGTATCAATAACGCATTTTCCTTGGTTGGTTGTGCCTGTGAAAGCACTGCCAGCTTGGCATAGAACCATGCAAACAATACTGGAAAGCCGGTCCGCTTCCGGACCTTCAAACCATAGTCTACAGGTTTAGGTATATCATTGCCGACTACCCGTAATCCTAAGATTTGTTGGGCGGACAGCACCTTAAGGAAACCAGCACCTTCACAATTGATGCGATTTACAATAAGGGTTAAGTACTTATTACTTGCCTCCTTTGGACATCCACATTGCGTACAGAGTGCAAGGAACACCTTAGAAAGGACTTTGAGCTCACTTCCAGCGCGAACAGTTTCGGTTAAATTCTGTTTAGAAACAAAAATTTCCCTAGTATTTTGGAGCATATCCCTCCTTGTACAATGTTAGCGACTTTTAGATCGCAGTAACTAGA